GGTAATCGTTTTTAGTGTTGCCATTTTAGTTCTTAAACCTCTGTGTTAATGTTGTATTGATAAATCAGGCTCGACCAATCACTTCGTCAAAACTTACTCCATTGCGGGTGGCAACGAAAGTAAGAGTGACGTAGTTGATTGATTTAACCGGTTTTAGATAAATATCAGCCCGGAACTCGTTATTATCAATTACAGCATCGGTATTGTTACTGGTATCACAGATAACCCGGAAATCATAAACACCACCTTTAGCTTGAATGTCTCTTAGGTAGGGTTCAACAATATTGATAAAGTTTGAGCGGGTTTGTTCGGTATTATTTTCAAATAGAGTTGCATTGGCAGTGGAGCCAAGAGCTTGTTCAACAGTAAGAAAGAGTCTACGAACATTAATTCTATCAAATGCAGAGGCATAACCAAGAGCAGTCTTGTCGCCCCATAAAGTAGGCCCGAAACCTGGAAGATTTACAACAGCATTTACACGAGCTGGGTATAGACGATCTCTTTGACTATTATCGGGACTATAGGCTAGATTGATTGCTCCATTAAGAACTCCACGTTGTTGTCCAGCAGGAGAGTTCCATGGGTAAGCAATAATGCTAGTACGGATCATTAGACCGGCAATATCCGGATTGCATGGAATATAGCGATAACGATTATTAAAGCGGTCAAAGACATACTTATAACCAGAATCAAACACTGCAAATGAAGAACTGGATAGAGATGTAAAGAACTCAATAACATTATTGGTCTGAGCTTCTGTGTCGGTTAGACCAACAACATCGGTTCTATGTGGAGAAATCGTTGCAATGCAATCTTTTCTTTGATTAGCGAGTGAAATGAGTTGGTTTGCCTTGGCCTGTGAATCGATCTTATTGATATATCCTGGACCCATAATCAAATAGTCCAAGGGATACTTATCCTTATTGGCGAATAGTTGATAACCCGAAATAATTTCAGCCAAAGTTGGCAACATTCCACCATTATCCCCGTAATCTTTACCACCCAAAAGTGAAAAGACTGAATTTCCAATAGAGCTGAAAGTTTTACTTTGAGTGGGACCATTCCACAAGCCTTCGGCCACGGTTAGTTTTGTGAACCCCGTGCTAAATCCAGTAGGATAAACGGTTTCATTGTTACTATTATCAGAAGGATTGTCTCCAACATAAACATATGCAGAATTAGCTGCAATATAATCTTTCCAGAAAATACTTTGAGGGGCATTTACAGTAGAACGTGCATCAATAGCCTTGGAAAGATTTAGATGCTTCTCTAGCAAATTACCTTGAATACCAGTAATGTTACCAGTGTCGTCAACAACTACAATGTGAATTGCATCATTTTTACTATTTCTATCTAAAGAATATTGATTAGTAGACGGCTTAGCTGCAATAGACTTCCAGTAAATTGTGCTGTTAGTGAGAGGAATCACCTGCTCATTATACCAATCTTTGGCATCAGTAACAGTGGCAGTTGTAACATTGGCACCACTATTGTTTATAATTCTGACAACGTTTGTGGCTAAAAATGAGCGTAGTTGAGAGCGTTCTGCATAGTTTACTTTGGTTTCAACGTTGGCCGAATCTACAACGGAAACAATTTTTACATCAACTGTACTATTTCCAATACCGGTAACAATTGACTTGAGGTAACCGTTGAAAAGGGTAGTGGAACCGATACCAGCAGATGGCTGATTTACTAGAGGTGTGGTAATACCAAATCCAGCAACAACTTGAGTGGCCGCAGCACCAACCGTAAGAATTTGATCAGCCTTATCGTCAATAATTGCAACCTTTAGATTATTTGCCCATTCACCTGGAGTCTTGGCTGCAAAAATATATGTCTTTACGTCATCAGTGTGATTGAGACTGTAATCTTGGAAGTTTTTAATTTTTAGGTCAGCTTGACCGACAGTTGAAACGCCAGCATTACCGTGCCTAGAATTGGCATTGACTAAATTGCCACCATTGCTCCGGATGACGTTTAGTGTTCCACCATAAGAGAGAAAAGAAGCCGCTGATAGCCAATACTCATATTGAGCATCTGTATTCTGAGGTTTACCGAAAACGTTAATTAAATCCTGCTCGGTTCTAACATTTACGGCTTCCTCTACTGGGCCAATACTAAAAGGACCGACGATTGCTCCAATATTGTCAACAATATTATCTACCCGTCCAACAGTTTGGTCAACTTCTCTAATGATATATCCGGGTGATAGCTGCGGAGTCGCCATATTTTATGCCTGTCATTAAGTCTTATTAGTATTTATATTATTGTTCATTTGAGTGTTATTTAATAGTTATATTCCCAGAAATAAGAAGCTGCATCATCATTATCAGCAGTAAACCATACGTTTCCATCCACATCGGTTGTTCCATCCTTTGCAAGAGAAAGGTATCTTTCGGTTATTTCCGGTAAAGGTTCGGCTGCGGGGGCAAACCCAAATGGTAAGCCTTCATTTTCCTCCATCTCTCTTTCGTGTTCTTCTCTTATATGTTTACGAATATCAGTTTCTGTCATTTCTTTAAAATAATCTTGGGTGATAATCCAAGAGAATAGAACAAGACAAGACACTAGATCATCGTTTTTACCTTCTTCTGCACTAAAGCTATTGTATCTTGAAACATATGTTGTAAGCTCTCCGTAAGTATCAAAATCTCTAATGATCAATTTATCTTCTTCAATAAATTGCTTAAGATTCATACAGCCTTTACTTTTTGCCGGCTTTGACATCTTAATACCATATTTGACGCCCTTACCTGAAAAATTTTGGCCGGCAACTTGACCACCTCTGCCCAAAGTTTTTGTTTGAATTACGTTCGGATAACCATATTCATTATGTAAAATATCGGCAACGTGTGCATCATTATTAACTTCACATAAAATGTATGCATCGTTATATGCTCTTGCGACAGGTTCAATAACATCGGGGAATCTTAGAGCGGGAATGTTATTATTTCTATACTTAGCAACAACTTTATATGGAATTTGTGTGGCATCAAAAACGATAAAGGCCGAATAGTCCAATTCAACGCCTTGGGCAATATCTACCGTTATTACATAAATTCTATCGGGTTGGGGCTCATCGTAAACATCCAATAATTCTTGACTTCTTATTGGCGTATCTATAACCATATTGGATAGTTTTACGCCACTAATAAGAGTATCTGAAGAGCCCAGAAAGTCGCATTCAAATTCGGCGTCCCATTTAGTTTGACCAATGTTGGCGATAGTTTCTTCTTTAAAGCGTTGGTCTCTTCCTGGAACATCTTGCCAATAAACCCGTGTTGGAATGTATTTGTTTTTTTCTTTTAACGCATCATCCCATAGCTTATAGAATTGATTTAGACCATTTGGTGTGCTGACAATTATAACTTTTGTATCTTTACCTGACGTAATAGTCGGATATACCGAACTCATAAAGTTATCCGCCACCTGCTGGGGCACGAAAGCAAATTCATCCAGAAAAATGATATTGTAGGTTCCACCACGAACCGACGATGCAGACGTGGAAGCTGCAATAATTTTGGAACCGTTTTCAAGTTCCATTGAACCTTTATTCCATGATGAAACCCCTTGCTGTAGCCACCGAGGTAAGTTTTCATATCCAGTTTGTAGCCTATTGAGAATGTCTCTGGCGGTACTCGCCTTGTTTGCAAGAACGGCAATATTTACGTTATCATTAAAAATTGCATAATGTAAAAGAAATGCTACCGAAGTTGTTGAATTGTGTGTTGGAATAAATGATTTTCCGCATAAAAATAAATGGTCATCACTGTTAACTTGAATGCAAGCAACTGGCACACTAGATACCTTTTCAATAGAATGAATATAATGTCTTTTATCTTGCGGGCGAGTTTTTTTAGTTTTATTGATTACTTCTATTTTTCTGGGTAGATTGAAAATTATTTCCTCGGTTGTAAAAGAAACAGTATAATATTCAACACCTTTAATATCTTTACTTCTTATATTTGATTTAATGCCCATAGTGGAAAGGAGTTCCACAAATTGTATAATAATTTTGTAGCTTTTTTGATAAAATTCAAAGGCTCTACTGTCACGTTTCACAGAACCATCAGAATCCATTAATCCACGAAGAAGATTTAATCTATCTTCATGTGAAGATCTCAAATAATCTTGAGGAATATGTTTATTTTTTATTAAATTGTATTCCTTTAGTTTGGGTTGTAGGTCTTTAATTCTAAAAATTATACAATTATTGATCTCTTTTTCCGTTTCTACTTCTAACTTCGTTTTATAAAAATTGTAGTCATCTTTATGTGATACAATTCTACTGGTATGAGAATATCCATCTCCCAACCAAAGACCTAAAAGATATGGATCTATTTTTAAATCCTTTTTTGGTAAATTGATGGAATTTGCGCTTTCAATGTATAAAGAGCCTTGGACGCCTTTACCTCTTTTATTTTCGGTTCTTCTAGCATAAATTTCACTTATTTCTCCGGTTGTAATGACTTTTTTTCCGGCACTCCAATATGAACAATTTACTTCCCATAAATGGTCGGTTGAAGATATGATCTTTTCGCCAGTATCAAAAGTAATCTCATAACAATCGTGGTCATACATCGTTTCAGTTTTAGAGATAACAGAAACAATATTTCCAGATTGTGAAAAAACTTTGTCGCCAAGTTTAATTTCACCCATTGTCGTCCAACCATTTACGGTTGGAATAGGTGTATCTAGAGAAAATGGCTTACCACTTTGGCGAGGGAGTAAGCATATATTAAAACGGTTATTCTGAAAGGACTGCATCATCCTTTCCTGAAATGGAAACATCTCAAAAGGCTGTAACCCGTGGTCAAGGGTTACAATTTTCATATAATTCCTTGCAAAATAAACTGGATCAACGGTACATTTTGCCAGTTCTAAGAATTGCTCTTCCGATAAGTTAACTTTTGTATATTCTTTCTTTAAGAGCGGATTACCAAGATAATGTTCTTCGGCCATAATAAGCGAAATTATTGTATGCTATTTATCAGCACTTCCAACGGCGTCTTGCTGCTCTTCCACGTTCACCATCCCAACTTCTAGACCGGCTACAGAAGTTCTTACGACGTTTTGCTGCCTCACTTCCAGGTTTAACATCTCCGGTTACAGGTGCCTTAAGATTAGATCCGGTTTCTCTATTATAACGGTCCCTCCCCTTTTGGGTTAACCCACCACCTCTTGATACTGGAAGTTTTTCACCCCTACCTACAGATAGACTCGGCCCCTCTTCCCTTAAACTATTACGTTTTTTATCAAATAACTTATCATCATTTCTCAGCTTGGTTACAGTTTTATTATCTTCACTATTTTCCCATGGGCAAGGCTTATATTTTGGCTCTTCTGGTTCTTTAGGTTGAGTTTCCTTTGACTTTCTAGAATTTTCAATGCGCTCTTTTCTTTTCGCGGTTTCTCGTTCTATTCGCCTCTTGTTTAAATTATCTCTAATTCCATCTAAGATTCCTTCATCTATAATATCCGCCTCTTCGCCAATCGTTTTATTATTGAGTAGATAATTTTTTGATTGCTTACTTGGAACTTGAATTAGGGGTTGGCCAACATTTTGACTACCCAATTTGTAGTTTAATACCTTTGCGTCAGGATAAACCTTAAGAATGGCATCTGTAACCTCTCTACGATTTGGAACTCTAACTTGAGGAAAGAATAATTGAGAAGACATCATCTTTCCTCTCCATGAGAAAAGAATCTGCATTACTTGACCATTTTGAACGGGCAGTGTGGCCTCTTTAACACAATTTGGAACAGTTTTACCACGCTTTTTCTTGGTTCCGATCATTTCATATCCATCCCAGCAGGGATCCTTTTTCATTTTTTTGACTTCGGAAATAAAATCAAACTGAATATCATTCAGAAGATCTGCAACTACAGTAGATTCTGATTGAGTATTCTCCATCTTCTTCAATCTACTATAATAATCGGGCTTTTCGGCAAGATGTTGTAGGGCTATTCCTTCGGCTTCTTCTTTATTAGTGGTATGCTCTTTTTCAACTTTGATACCCATCTTCAACTGGTTCTGTATTTTTTCGACAGAAACTCCATGCTTTTCGGCAATTTTTTGAACACTTCTTACGGGTTTTGAGTCAGTTTCTTTCTCTTCGGGGTTGCTTGCGTCCTCTTCATATAGTGAATTTAATATTTTATCAACGACTGACTCTTTAGTAAATTTAGGTAGAAGTGGTGTATTTTTTGTCACTTTACTAATATTGGGAACAGAAGATAGCTTACTTGTTGGAATATTTCTGACCGCCTTTGTACCTGGCTTGGGTTTGGAGTTTTTATGTTCTTCTGGATTAATTTTAAAGGAGGATTCCTCTATGGGTTCACCAGTATTCATATATTGAGCGGCATCGGTTGTATAATCTGCTGCTCTGGTAATTTTGGATTGAATCCATGCGGGAATTTGTTGATCTTTGGATTTAATTTTGGATTTTAATAGTCTAATATTCTTCTCAATAGTTTCTAATTCAACATTGGACATATAACCTTCAGTATCTTTCTTCATTTAATTTGAATAATAGAGAGCTTTTTAATATTTATGTTTCCTCACTAAATTGTTTCTTTATCATCTTTAATGCTTCTGCAGTTGTTCCAGTAAAAACTACATTATTTGTAGTAACACTTGATGGACCTTTGGGTCTGATGTCTTCAATATCCTTCATCTTTTGTTGAAGATTGATCAATTTGTCAGCAGCATCTGAAACACTCTTAATAAGATGGCCAACAACCTCATAGCCTCTGGCCGTATCAAGTTCTTGGGCTAGCTCTAGAGCATTTTGAATAGCCTCTTGACCCTTTTCTATAATACTATAGTAATTTTCTCTTGAATACTTATAATCTGTTTCAATATCTGTGACTGTTGGCTTGACAACAGGCTCGGATTTAACGATCTCCACATCTACATCAACCGGATTTGCAATGTTAAAAGTATCATTTAATTTGGTAAATTTTTGAGTCCTAGTCATCGTTTTTCTCCTTAAAACTTATTAAATGTAAATCCAAAACTATCATCATATGGTATTAAGGAATTGTCTTCTAAAGTAATTCGTTTGACCTCAGAACCATTTGGATGAACTTTTATTGTAGTTCCATCTTGTCCCCTCTTCACTTTTATTTTATTATTATCCTTACTTTCAACTAGCATTTCCTCGTCATCAATATCAATATAAGAATTTACTACTATATTGCTAGAATTTAAAACTTCAATAACCACATCGGTTAATGAAACTTCTTTCGTTAAAGTGGTTTCAACAATACCTGTATAATTTTGAATTGCCCTTGGGGTACTCTCTAAAACTGCATCTCTTATTGGAGATTTAGCTAATTCTCCGGCAACAAGCCCAATAGAAACTTTTTTGATTATCTGAGAATCTAAAGAATTAGATGAAACTGGTCCAAAAATATAAGTTTTTACTGTAAATTTTAAAGTATAAATGAGGGCACGTCTTTCTCTGAAATCACCTTCATAGTTATCTGAGGTCGAGATATTATCTAAAACAATATCTAAATCTCTTTTCTCTGCTATTGAATCTAATAATGTAACACTAACCTTTAAATTTGGTTGAAAGTATGGTAAAATTTGCTCAACAATTTGGCACATATCATCACTGTGTTGTGTCATTATGCTCAGTTCAAAATTGATATTATAAGGTGCCGGCATAAATGTCATTCTCATTGCATTATTATTAATATCTTTAGCACAAAAAGAAGTAGTTGTAGTCACTTTTCTGGTAGAATCATAACTTATGCCAATCATTTCATATGATATTCTCGGCAATGTAATTTGGATGGGCTTATTGAGATCTGGCACTTCTTTTAATCTGGCTAAAAACTTTTGAGTTGGCCCATATGCAATTGGGACTTTTCCTTTAAAAAATATTTGGCCTTCCGCATTCCGTTGCTGTATCTGAATATTATTGAAGAGGGTGCCAAAAATTATAACGGCTTTACGGATAGATTCGTTGTAAAAATATTCAAACATTAGAAATCACCGAATGGGTTTTTAATTGTAAAATTAATTATATTTTTAGATTCTTCCTCAATATCTATGTTATCCGCATATTTATCTGATATATTGTCTCCGTAGCTTGGAATCTCAATTTTATAAGTAGCACCACTTTCTTGGCCAGTTATAGTCTCGCCTTGGCCGAACGTTCCGGTTGGATTAGAAAGTTGTAGAATACCTGAAGGCTTATCCCAACTCTTGACTCTTGCTGTTATACTAGATGCACTGCCGGTAACAACCTCATTATAAATGTAAGTTCCATATCCAACAAATACTGGATCTGATATGACGACTCTTGGTGCTGTTGTGTATCCTAACCCAGCATTGGTTAGTTGAATTGAGGTTATTTCGCCATTTTGAACGATTGCTCGTGCTTCTGCGGGCTGTGATGAAATTCCAACAAATGATACTGTAACTATTCCAACATATCCACTTCCGCCATTGGAAACATTGATAGAATTTAGAACACCATTTCCTAATGTTGCTAATGCCTCAACACCTGAGCCTCCGCCACCATTGAATAACACTGAAGGTGGTGTGGTATAGCCAAATCCTGAATTTATTATATTGACAGCCTGAACTCTTAACTTATCAGGATCCGGGCCACATATGTCAACAATACCACCAATCATTTCAGCAACACCTGTTGCGGTTTGACCGTTGATCGGAGCAGTTCCGAATGTTACAGTTGGAGAAGTGCTAAATCCGTAGCCTCGGTTTAGCATCGTCACGAATCTAACTCCACCATTTACCACATTTGCGGTTGCCATTGCGCTTGAACCGGAACCAACCATCACATAAGATTGAATGAACCCTTCATCCACAACATTATCATCAATAATATCAATATTTGTATTAATAACCTCATTCTGATAGCGGAATAGTTCACAGTTGAGACTATAAGTATATGTTTTTCCTAACTGATAAAAAGGCTTTTCGTGCTCAACAAATTTTATCTCAAAGATTCTATCACCTAAAGGAAAGTATATTAAATCTCCTTCTTTGGGGCGAGATGGGAGTTCAACGTTTGGAAGTCGTTTTATTAACGGGGCAATATAAGTTTCAAATCTTTCTCTAGAAATAGTTATAGTTAGATCATTCATCGGTTGAATGCCAAATTTGGTCATCAAAGTTCCAGCACCCTCATAACCATCATAAGTTTCAACATATGCTTCTATAGGATAGGCATTATTAAATTCCGACTCAATAACCTCGCGAATCACACGCTTTTTTGTGAGATAAAACCTCGGTAGATAGAAAACATCTACACCATATATTTTAATAGATTCGTTGATTAAATCCTGAAGGAACCCTTGTTCTACTTTTGAATCGTTATGAAAGAAAGGATTGAGCATGATTAACCAATAAGGTCAAATGGTGGCATTTCATAGTCATATGTCATTCTTTCCATTATATTGTCAATTTCTCTTTGAGCATCGTCATAAATCTGGCGGCCATTAAATTCCACTCCACCGGGAAGTTTCATTCCTTGATATTTAATCAGGTTTTGACCCCATTGGCGTTTGATGATGGCGGTTGCATATCGTTTGACGAATGAGTCATTCCATACCTTATCAGATTCAGAAGGATCCATCGCTCTATAGCAATCAATAACAATATAATTACCAACATCAACATCGGACCAATTCATATCAATATACAATTTATCTCCTCTTTTATTAAATCTAACGACTTTTTCTGGATTCAAAATCCAATTAATATCTTCAAGATACCTTTGGACCATTGTATAAGAAAGGAGTTCCATTGAGCCCCAATAATATAAATCATTCAGAAATAATTGATACTTAATGTTGAAAAGGCCACTAGAAAGGGTACTACCCATAGAAAAATTAAATATCTTATTGACTCCAATTATATGTGGAGGAATCTTAATAAAATTTGCAGTCTCTGAAAAATTGTAACCGTCAATTGAAGTTGTTGCAATTCCAACTGGACCCTTAGATCTATCAACATCTTCTTGTCTTATTTGATATTTGAGATATGTTTGCATAACGCCATCAAAATGCCGCTCTTGAAACAATTGTAGAGCATCATCAATCAAATCATCTAGTTGCTCATCGGCAATAGCGATGTTTATCACTGGAGCACCCAATTGGCGCAAACAATAATCAATTAATTGTTGACGGCTAGCAGGTTTGGCCATTATTTTAGAATAAGCACTACTACTATGTATAAAGGTTATTGAAATTTACTTAAGACCGTTTTTAAAAGCTCTTTTATTTCGGCCATATCATCTTTTAATGTATCAACTTCTTCTTCAATTTTTTCAACTTTAGATTGTTGGGTTTTTTTAATTTGTGTTGTTAATAAGTATTTTTCATATTCGTTTTTATTGTTATTTAATATTGCATTAGTTTCCACGTCACGAATTAGATCCGGGTGACCATCTATTTTAGTATGTTTCATTAATAAGAACCGGCTAGGGCAACAACTCTTAGATCTTTAATTCTTGGGGGAAACGCCTGATTGGTTGAGGTTCCAACTAATTTAATGCTATAATACCTAAATGATGGTAAATTATCAACCGTAAAGGTGTATTCACTATAATTAACTTTGGAACCCTCAAACCCTAGAGCATCCGTTTTGATAATTTTAGAGTCAGATAAGCCACTATTTTTAGATGGGTCAATAACTTTATTAAACGAGTTTATATTACCATAACCGGGGAATGGATAATATACTAAGTCCACATCTCTGGTGTTTGATACTGAATATAAACATTTGATTTCATTAAATACGTTAATGTGACCTGTTAGGTATATTTTAATTGCATTTGCTGGGAGTTTAAGTTCAATTGGAAGATTTGCATAGACAAAAGCCGAAGGATCCCCCTTTAGGGTGGAAACTCTATCGTCTAGTGTAAAATCTGTAATTAAATTGTCAACCCTATTGGTAGTAAAACTCATTGCAACTCTTTGAAGTTCAATCGTGGGCGACACGTAAGAATTTTGTGTATTTAATTCCATGTTAAGTGTTAACGATTTATTTCCAATAAGTGAATTCAAATTCTGCTTCTCATTAACTTTGGCGGCCACGATTCTTGTTGAATTTAGATAATTATTTTCATTTAAATTGATCTCAGTAAACCCTGAATCAACATATGATAACTCTCTACCACCAATGCTCGTTCCAGTTATAGTCCTCAATTTTGATGACAGATTTGTTTGCGGAAAAACTGTGGCGTCAACTAGTGGATGAACTATCTCAAATGCAATATTTTGAGTGGCTTGAATTTTGGATCCGCCGGATGATTTATCCTGCTCAAAGAAAAGTCTTCCTAAAGGAGATCCCGAACTCCTATCTGTTATTCCTTGTGGTAGATTTGGATTATTTGTGGTATTTGTAAAATTTATTTTAACTTTATAGTAATCTAAACCAATAGAATTGGATTCGGTAGAATCTCCGAGAGTATGCTCTTTATTAATTCTCCGCAAAGAGACACCATTTAACTCATACTTCATTATGGTAGTGAGTGATGGATAATAACCCGCTAAAGTCTGATCAATTTGGCGGACAATTCCGGTTAAATTATTACCTGAAATGCCCGTATATGCAATTATTTCCTGGCCTATTAGAATATAACCGGGATTTGCGGCGGATACGGCTACGTTTTCAAATATAGTAAAATCGGTTGAATCTTGAATAGCAATATTACCGGTTGTAGTATTTGAATAATCAGTGGTTAATTTTGTAACATTTATATCACTAGAAATATTTCTTATTATTACTTTATTAGTGCTAGAGTGCATTCCGTGGTTTTTATGATTTACTTTAATATGCTCACCATTTTTATTTACGACTAAGCTATTGGGAAATGCTTTTGTTGAATTTGAAAAATAGATGTCACTGGTTATACCAGAGCCGTTTACATAAGTTAAAGTTTTAGAGGAATCATTTGAAATGAATTCACCCTGAACATTATCAACTATAAGTTCGTTTACCCCCGCAACGTTTTGAACCGAAAGTTGTAAATTTATTCCTAGGTTAGATGAACCAATTTGTTGTGCAGTTAAAACATCTCCAATCAAATAACCGTTTCCGCCAGTGTTAATTGTTGCACCAATTGAACTAATAGAACCATTTGAAACTGTAATATTTGCAGTTGCATTTCTACCATTTCCGGTTAAAGATGTTAGAGCTACATTATTAAATGTGAATGAGCCCATTGAGGGTGTATATCCTATACCGGAATTTATAACATTAAGGGTAGAGGTAGCAGAACCCGCAAAGCCAACGTAAATGCCATTACCAGTGGAATTGACTTGGGTTAATCTGTTTCCCGGTGTGATGTTTGTTGGCTGTATTGTTGCCCCTAAACCTATTCTAACTTCTCGGGAATTTATCTCTAATGGGTTATAGACAAGATTTGCAATTTGGTGATTTGCAAATGAAAGTTCTGAATTGTAAAAATTGATGTCCCCGGATGTTGATTTAAAATTTGCCCTATAGAGTGTAAATTTCAAATCATCACTTTGTATTGGTGTCCAGGTTGTTCCATTTTGCGATTTAAAAAGAGAGCCCGAAAGAGGTTGCTTTGTTACAAAAACTGCACTATTAGAATCGGAAGCCAAATCTTTCTCGGTTAATCTAGAAATATGAACAAGATATTGATCAGAGTTTGACAATAGGCAGATGCAATGAAACTCATTACCTTTAAGAAAAACCGGGGAGTCAAATGTTACTCTAGTTGCTAGAGTTCCATCATTGGAAGTTGAAATTTTATCGGGCGTTAGAACCACTTCGCCATGGCGATACACAGAATCTGTCGGTATTCCGTACTGTAAAGAGCGCAATTGTACTGTTACAGGTAAATCTGCATCTTTACTATAGAAAAATAAATCCAAAGAAGTTACAAAGTATCCACTATTTGGATTAACAAAAAAAGATTGTGCAATCGGATCTACTAACTTCATTTATTTTTCTAATTTGATATACTATTTATTTACCGGCCAGCAAGAGCCCTGGCCGCATCATTTAATTGATTGAGATCTGAAACGCTATTAATGTTTTTAATTCCAGCCTTATTCCTTAGTTGATCGACCGTAAATGATGTGCCATTTTTCGCATTAATACTATCAACTAATCTTTGACCTTCAGCGGACGCTGTAATTTTACTACTGCGAATATCAATATCACCAGACGACCAGGGATTTGGCACTTGCGCTGCTGGTGGAGGTGGCGGGCTAGCTATTACGGCTACTGGTGGAGGTGTAGAAACCCTTGGCACACTTGGGGGTGCAGAAACTGGTGGAGGTGTAGAAACTGGGGGAGTATAATAAACTGGGGTAGCTGGTGTATTAGCAGCTACGGGGGGGTAATAAATGGGTGTAATTGGAGGTGGCGGAGTTTGAGGAGGCTCATTTCTAACTATATTCTGTTCAATTGAGTTGAGCCTACCAGACGAGTAGTATTTTTCCTCGGAGAATGTTGTAGCCGCCCCGTCGATTAAAGAATTTGTTGGACTATTGGTTAATCTAAAAACTCTTGTTCCACTTTCAAAAGAGGGATTTTGATTAATATTTCGGTTTGGAATAAAGAAGCAGCCAATCAAATCTCCAGAACTGTCTGTTACCAACTTAATAATAGGATTAATTCTAGCCTCGGCCCCTGAAGTTTGTCCTTTAAGGGTCATGCCGCTATCAATGTATCCACCAAAATCACCTTGAACCATATTGGCCAGGCTATAAGTATCAACATTTAAAATGGTGGTTGTTGACGAATAAAACTCTGGAATGGTTTTATCGGATGAATATGGATTTTGTTTGTATGTTACGGTTGGTGAGTTATATGGTCCATATTTGTGGTTACTAGCAGCACATCTAAATTTAATTTTTACATCGGTATTGCTGTTTGTTCCAACTATAACTTCACCTGGACTAAATGTTCCACTAATCATTGATATTTCTATTAGTTTGGGCACTATGAATTTATCAAAAGACCTTCCATCAAAATACGGATATAATCTCGTTAACGTCTTCATTCTTTTGGCTGTAAATTCAACATTTCTAGAGCGAAGATAAGGAATAACTTGACTGCTAAGAAGGCTATTGCCGCTAGACCATATTTTAGATACAGAATCCCATAAAACTGGATTAAACCCCGATTGCTGATCAAGACCAAGTGACGAAAGCTGCTGCGGAGAAGGTGTATAATTTGATGCCACCGTAACATTTTTTGTGGAAACTGTTACTTGGTCAACCCATACATCTGAGGAGGGATAAAGTATGATAGTGCCACTAAATGTATTATTGCGATAAGAAGCAACGTTGTCTACTCTAGTTGAATATGGTTGAACGATTTCTACAACCTCATCATAATCTAAAGTTAGCAGCTCACCGGTTTTCTTTACATTTGAACCAATCAAATCATTTGAATATTTTAGGTCTACAAGCGTATCCGCAACTGTTCCTATTCCAACAATAGAATTTGATGCAATAATGAGATCTATCTCTGTGGTATAGTGGCTGGGGCGAAGTTCACCGTTGTCAATATCAATACTGTTTTTTATTATTGTATCTTTTTGTTGGGTAGTTGATGAATTAAAATTATCAACAAAGAAGCCGGACTTAAATCTATTTAATCCTGAAGTGTCTGGTATGAATAGATTGGCAGTATCAGTCTCTAGTAGAGTCAAAGATGTGTAATATTCTAAATTTGAAATTCTGTCCTCAAGTTTTTTAATATCTTCCATTCTGTATCTTTTATGTGATACAAGTTGGATATTTATGTCATCCGTATTGCAGAGATATGCGGGCAGATAAATTGAGGCAATTTCCAGTGCATTGTCTATAGAATTTGGCGGCTGTGGTAATTCTGCTGGAACTCCCACTACTAATTGAATTTGACTATTTTTAGTTAAAAATAACTTATCATACCTGGGTAGATAAAAAGAATAATCAAGATTAATAGATTCATCTGATGCCAAAATATTTTTAGGATTGGATGAGTTATTTGAAAAATCTCTGCCTAAAAATTCAAAAGGAGATCTTGAATTCTCTGTTATGTTATATTGAGATACCCTCGGCCTGACATCTATAATGTCTGCTAATGAAATTCCATTCACGTTACCCAATTCACAGTAATCAAAATTCCTGTAGGAATTTGAGGTCACAATATCGCCAACATCTGAATTTAAATAATTAGCAGACTCAAATATCACTGTCAATCTTTTATTTGGCTCTTTTATGTTTGGATTTCTTGAAATTTTTGAATAATCATAAATTGTGGATTTTTGACCAGAATCAAACGAAAAGTGTGAGGTAATGTCCGAATCTCCGTTTTCACTAGCTGATATAGTTGCAGTAACTCCCGTTTCCTGAAAGGTTATAGATTCATTTACAATAAAATTAGCCGAATTTAAATAAACAAAATTGATACTGAGATCATTAACTGTCCTAACAAGAATGCCTACAGCTTTAGAGTTTGTGCCAATAAACTTTTCGCCGACAAGGAGATCTCCGGTCTTATTTGTCTGACCATTAATTGATGAGAGGGTTAGTTTAGGTAGGGCTGCAGAATTTACTGTGGAAGATTCAAAAACCCCATATATTTTAGTAACATCCGGAGTGAGTAAACAAATATCATTATCTTGAACCCGCGATCCATATGGATAATTCCCATAAGAAAGTCCATCATTTAAAGTGGTGGTTCCTATACCAGATGCACTATATTTTGACTTATCAAACGTAACAATATTGATTCTATTTTTGTATTTTACTTTTTCGCTAATGTTTACTTTTCTTAGCGTTGCAATAAGTTTTGCATTGGTGTTACTCCCAAGACCGCCTATAGATAAAGTTGATGAACCATTTCCATATGTAAATTTGTCTGGAGATAATGCTTCAGTTGTTCCATCTTCTCGGATTAAAACATAACGTTCTTCATCAAATGGCAGAAAAGTTTCATCCGAATCTGCTGAAATTGGACCAACAGCATTAGCTGAAATAGTAACATTGAATTGTTTTCGGATAACTAGACTAGAATTTGAAAGATTTACATTTGATACTTTATCTTTTGGAATTTTTGTATATAGAGTATTATCCTGCGATTTCGTAAATTGCGAAGAAAGGATAGTGAAATCTGGTGGGTTAATCGTAGTTGTAGGTAATTTACCATCACAAATACCAGTTACGGAAGATACTCCAACTATTGTTAGAGATTTGGAGTTGACTTTAGTTACTTTTGCAAATGTGCTGGTAGTTAAGCCCGGTGTTGAAAAAGCTACAATATTTCCAACATTGACGTTTCCTATAAAAGTATCCGAGGTTCGGGTTACGGTTGAAATTCCACTTCCAGAATCGACGGCACTTATATTTACTTGACCAATTTGTAAATTAGAATATTGTTTAACATCTGCGGTGAACGTATAAGCAGTTCCAACCACACCATATAGAGATTTTACATCATTTAAAGAATAAGAAGTAACGGCGGTGGATACTCTAGTATTTTCAATACCATTAAAGGCGAGCTTTTCGCCTACAGAGAATGTGCCCCTAATATCATAAATGGTCGTAATTCCGCTATTTCTCGAATCGTAGCGTAGAAACCCTGTTGCTCCACTTGATTTACCTAAAACTTGGCAAGGGATATTGTAGAGTGTGTTGCTATCTAAATTCTGATTGAGAGTTATTTCAGTGTACCCTTGAACATCAAATAGTGAAATATCCCACTCATTTAGGTTAGGATTAGTTGTTGAATATGAACCGGATTCAAGAGCAAAGTCATATACTCGCGCTAGACCTATTTCCTTTCCGGCTGCTACAGTTTGGTTGTTACCTATTCTTGAGTCCCTAAGACTTATTGTATAGTTTGTTGAAATGCCAATGCTAGGAGACCCATAAACTCTGTTTAGAGTTAGGCTGGAGCCAGTATAATATACAAGCTCTTGCTTCTCTAACAATTTGGTTGTTCTTGGTTTCGGAAAATCAATAAAAGTTGGGCTTATCGTTTTTGACTCGTAACCTTGAACATATGCCTTTACCGGTGATATGTGATATATGCCCAATTCATCTCTAGGTGTATTTCCGCTATAGGTTACATCTGAAGAATTGTAAATACCGTTATTACCCAAAAGGTTATTTAAGGATTCACTAATAGATACTACTGGTGGGTTTATATAATAATTTCCAGATTCATCAAATGTTCTTTTTGCAAACTCCTGCTCTAAAATATTATACGATGAAACTTCCTGTGTATCTATTAGATTTCCATTTTTAATTTCTAAAAGTTGAACGAAATTACTAGGCTTATCTTCGTTTACTCCGTATTTTGTGAGGATTAACTGAATTGATAACCTGTCAGCGCCCGGTGCAGTATAATTTGGCGAGCCATTGGCATTATCTAGGAGTTCAATTTTGTTAAAAGAATTGATGATGGTTTCTTCAACGAAAAACCCGACTTTATAGGAAGGTGTGTTGGTATATTGACTTAATAGTAAAGTTTGCCTATAAACGTTTACAAAATTTCCCCTAATAAAATAAACACCATCTGAAACTGTAACTGCGGATGCAACAGAATTGCAATTACTTGCAATAGTGGCCGCAAATGTCTCACCCGCCGTGAAAACAACTGTCTCTCCGGTTGAAATTGTTACATTAACAGAAGTTTCTAATGTAATCTCTTCACCATCTGCAAAAAGTTCGGCAGTTCCATTTGTAGAATCTGAACCGATATATTTCAAATATAGTGAAGCATTCCCTCTTAACGATTCGTTTTGGGTTCTAACTAATATTATTTTTGCTCTAATACCACTCGTTTTGCCTATAATAGTTTTACCAACCAGTAGTGGAATGTATGTAGATACACTAATTCCATTATAAGAATTTTGAAGTTCTACTACTTGTAAATTATTATCGTAATCAATATTTCCGGGAATTACAATAGAACCCTCTTTGAAAATATGACTTCCAAATTTTTCAATTTGATCTTGTAAGATTGATTGTAAATTATTAACTTCTCTTGCTTGGACTGGCGTTGAGGGTTTAAAAAGAACACGATGATAATTATCCTTAGGATCGAAATCATCGTTATATGGAGTAATATTTAAATTTGTTTCCTGGGGCATTGGGAATTAGAATAGCAAAATTACTTTAACGTCTTCCTGTTGATTGATAGACCTCGGTGTAGATGGCCGATTGTCAACATGAATAATATCTCCAGAATATTTCTTTACTTCGGGATTTGATATACCATTTGTAAAGTTTTGCCCTAGATAATTATTATTTATTGTATTGTAGTCGCCGTTAAAGGTGTTATCAATCGGTACAACACTAGAATTGCAAATTAAGTTAAGTGAACCATCAACATCGGGGGTGCTAGTAAAGGCGTTCAAATTAAATCCATAAGTTGGAGATGGATTTTGCGTCCCATCTTGATTAAACCCGGCTAGGGAACGATCTTGCCAGTATTTCAAAACATTATTTGTATAATCAAATGAGGCAACTCTTCCAATAGCGGTTGCCCCTACGCCAATAGTCTGGGTGAAAGTTGAATTTACAGGAAATGTGTCTGGATTTAAATTTGCCCCAGAAACTTTAATTGCAGACAGGGCACTGGCCCTATCAGCATTTAATAGTGTAGTTGAACCAAATGTTTGGGCATTCTTCACAATTCCAAATCTCGCGGTCTGATTTCCTATAATAAAATCTGGATTTGTTGGGTCGTTTTCAAATCTAGCATATAACATCACCTTAGTTGCACCTAATTCTCGGTAAATGTCGTAACCATGTCCACCTTTTGGTGGAATAATTACATTAAACACTGGGGCTAAAGTTCCGACTTGAATATTTGCAGAACTCAAATCAACGGTGCCATATGTATAACCCGTTCCGCCTTTTGTCACAGTTATAGAATCAACTTTTGAATCATTATTGATGACGACCGTTGCTTCTGCTCCATAACCATCTCCTACAATTTTAACTTTACTGTAGGCAGTATTTGGTGCGCCAACCGATACTCCCCTATTGGCAATAGTTATAATTTTTATTTGTCCACCATTGGTTGCATTATTTCTTATTGGTGAATATTCTGAATTTGTTTCCCAATCCGAGGGGACCGGAATATAATTTGCAGTAACAAATTTAATAATATCACTGGGTTTAATTGTATAAAGGTATTTCCATATGTATCCATCCCCACCATCTCCGGCACCTCTTGGTTCCAAATCTGTGAAAGTCGGTTCATTTAATGATGGTCTACCATTAGGGTTTTCGGGGTCGGAGCCATTGAAAAGGCAAATATAAACTTTATAATCTTCATTGACTACATAATAACCCGAGGAATAGAGTGTAGTTGCACCAGACGGCCTGGAGACGTTAGTTCTGGTAATGTCATTGCGATACATATCATAAATTGTGCCAGATGTCCAGGTTGAATTTTTAATTACAAGTCTAACATTATTCGTATATATTTTTTTGAGTGCGATCATTGTATCCCAATAATCGTTCTCTTGGTCAAAACTATCTTTCGGTGCAGGCGGATTTACGTTCCAGGACGATTGATACTCCGTTGCATTAGGTAGGCCAATAAAGGTATAATATGTGTCTTTACCAGTAGACACAGAATTTACAAAGTTCTTTGCCAGTGATATTCTATGTTGTTCTGTAATTATTGCAGACATATTATTCTTTTTAGCTATTTATGTGTAATTTTTATATTTGAGGGGATTAATTCTTTTAATTATGGGGGAAGTATTTATTCCGGAAATTCCATTATTATAAACTGTAAATTTGTCTGATGATACGCCATCTGGAATAGTAATTTTACCCCAACTATAAGTTCCATAAAAATTCGTTAAGGCAATTCCAATATTGTTATTTTGCACAGGTGTTATAACTCTAGCAATAGAAGTTGTTCCGATTCCTGAAACAACTGTACTGGCAATTGAAACGGATAAAACCTTATAGACATTATCGAGATAGGTTGTTCCGGTTGAAATTAAAGCTCCAGTTTCATCTAACGACACGGTTCCATTACCAAGATGTGAATTTTTAACCACGAAATAGTAACCAGTTTGAATACCACTAACCGGAATCGCCGTGCCTACTATATTTGAATTTCTAAGGAATGAATCTTGAGGTATAAAAAGATCAAATATGAGAGCGGTTGTTGCAATTCCGACTGAAGAAGTACCTACACCTGAAATCAAACCGAAATCGCCTTCATAACTGCTGGTTGTTACATCCACAAATATATTTTTAGGATTTTCAAACATAACTTGTGGTGGGGATGTGAAAGTATATCCAGCGCCGGGGGAGTTTATGGTTATTGAACTTATTGAACCTGATGAGATAAATGCAGTAGCATATGCTCTTGATGCAGTTGTAAATCCAACTGGAATCGGGAATGAAATTGTGGGGGGAGTAATATAACCCTTTCCACCATCCAGAATTGTTGCAGAAACGATGGAGCCGGAATTTGATACAGTTACAGTGGCAATAGCAACTCTAACTTCATCTTGGGAAATGATTCTCAATTTGTTCCTATAATCTTGAACAGTATTTTCCCGCTCATCGTCAAATATGGTTCTAACGTTCTCAACGAATAGTATATTCGTATTAATACCAACAGATTTGAGGATATTCGTTGATGGTTCTATAATATCCTCATATATTTCTCTATTTTTAGTAACTTCGGTTTGATTTATGAAGAGATCCTCGGTTTGTTTTCTCCATCTTATTGGTCTAGTATAGGATTCATCCTCGGTCACCCCGACTCCAGTGTACGTGATAGTGTTAACGGTATCGGATGACGGTACACCAGAAACTAATCTATCGGTTTCGGCGTAATAAAAATCATCTTCTAGTCTAACTAAATCCCCTGGCTTTACCGTTTCAACAACATCGACATCAATAACGTCATTTGACCCGGAACCCCGATAAAATAGAATTGCACATGAATAATTTTCTCTCGGGGGCTCGCTGAACGTTATAAAACTGCTACCAGTAATGGAATAACTATCACCCGGAACTTGAAGAATGCCGTTTATAAAAACAAGAAAGATATTGTTAATATCAATTAGTGAACTGTAGCCGGTCCTAATACTTCTTAATTCATTGTCAATTTTGAGTGGAAATGAGCGTCTATTTCCGTCAAATAGAGATTCAATTGGGTCAATAAGTTGTAATTGACCAAAAGACCACCCGGAAAATTCATTATTATAAATCTCATCCACCAGAATTTTAAAATCGGAATATTGAGGGCCGGCTGGCGGGTCATCTTCGGTAGTGGTGATAGTGATCGTACCACCATTTTGCTGTGTAAAAGGATTTGATGTGACATCAGTGAATGCAGTGTAGCGAAGGGTTCCAAGTTTACCAGAAGCGCCAAAGACTATATTATAAATGCTACTGTTTAGAGTATTTTGATTCCCTACAATTGAATTTCCAGATGTGGAAGAGGATGATTCGTTGATATATTGAGCAGTGCCAGTATTGGTTGCAGTGAACAAGGAAACTGCATTATCTACACCACAAAAACTTGCCGTACCATCAAGATAAAACGAACCAAAAATAAGTTCAAACCGATTTACCCAATTGCGAACCTGGGCTAAACCAGATGTGCCCCCGGTAGAACTAGATGTAGATGTATCGAAATAATAATCAAATCTTTGTTGTCCTAATACTTCTGTAGATTGGCCTAGTGGTCTCCAGTTGCCCGCTGGAGCATAATTACCAGTTAATCCATTATAAATAAAGTTTCTTCTGTTGGGAATAGCCCCGGTATTCATTGCACCGCCAGCCGGGTTTAATTGCATTGGCCTAGGATTAGAAAGTAAGTCCGGAACTGGTACATTGGTGGCCGAAATTGCAGTAAAAGTAAAGGTGATGGCACTACCAACCAGTGGAGGTGGTATTAGTGAAGACGGAATTCCTACAGTACCCCCGATAGCTACGGTTAAAATATCACCTTTTTTATATCCAAACCCGCGATTAACTATTTCAACATCTACAACACTAGAGTTGATGCCAACCGTGAGATTAGCTCTTGCTCCCGTTCCTATTCCAGAAGATAATAGGGGTATATTTACATATGGAAGGGGCGCATCAAATTTTATTGTGGGTGGATTTGTAAATGTAAACCCTGCCCCCGGATTTATCAGGTTAACAGAAACGACGTTTCCATTTAGAACTGAAGCTATACCAACATTCTGGAAGGTGGATAATCCAGAGGTTGGCGAGTATGCACTAACCATTACAGTTTGAAGACCAGACCGGTATCCCGAACCCTGATTATTAACAGTTATTGATGTAATGGTCCCAGCCAAAGAAACATTAGCCGTGCCGCCAGCAGAAACGAGCGGTTGTAACCCATACCCACGACTATAGCCAATAGAAACGATAACTCCCCCTATTGGTAGTCCGGAACCATTTACGTCATTCACCTGTGTTGTAGGGGCACCTAGGAACCTAATAGAGGATATTCCAGCGGTTTGTGAAATCGTGTAACTATTATATGCTCTATTAAATCCTGTCAATTCAGATGGAACTTGAAAAACTTCATTAATTAGTATTGAACCAGTATCTGTAGCAATTCCAGTAATATTTTGGAAATTACTTTTTAGTGTAAAAGATGAGGAGATTCCATTAAACCCACTAGAAATATCATCTAAAACGAAATTGGTGTAATACGCATCATTTGAAGTATTTTTGATACCATTTCGCATAAAAACTCTACCATTAAAATTAAGAAATGAGGTAATGCCAACATAATCAACATCCTCGGGTGAGCCTCCAACTGTTCCCATTGGCGACGGTCCTTTAGGGGGCTCTACAAAATGTATACTATTATCAACAATATTGTAATTACCTTGTATTTTATAAACAGTAGAATTTGCGGCATGAGCTGCAGCGTTAGTTCCAACCCATGCCCGGTTAACTCCAACGCTATTGGTTGATGCGATTCCAACAGAAATTACTTTTACTATTTCGTCATCAATTTTTGCATAATCACCACTGGCGAAATCTCCAATACCCCGGAAAGAAAATGTTGTTACACTTATCCCTACAGATGAATTAATTGTAGTTGAGGTCGCAGTAGCCGCAATTGGAGCTTGTATGATGCCACCCAGAGTTATGATAGCCTTACTATTTTGATTGGTTGATTTTATTATGTGTGTGCTACCAATTCCAACACTAGACAGAATCAGGGGTATTGGTTTACTTTTAATAGCATTTTCAGCAGTAATAGCTAATGCTATTTCAGATTCACTATATTTTACAACATATAAAGTTGGCGGCAATTTATCTGTAATACCTATTCCTGCGATATTTGTGCTCTGTATTCCTATTGGACTACCAATATAGGAATATGTAACTTTCTCACCATCAGTGAAGTAATGATTGGGTATTTTTATACTGTTATTTTGAATATCAACGATAGATTGACTGCTGCCATCAAATTTTCTAAGAAAAATATCTTCATTACGGCTGGTTAGGTCAAACTGGCTGGTAATGCCATTAAATTTCGGGCTAATATCATCAATAACTAGAACTCTATTTCCGACTACCAGTGAATAATCTTGTAATATTTTATTCTTAAAATAAATTTGATTAGATGCAAGATCCTCCCCAACTTTAAAATTATTCTCCGTGCCTAAATCATAATCAACAATAGCATTTAAGTCAACTTCCGAAATGCTGGATATATTGAGATTAAAAAGGGAATCATTTTGTTCAGTCTTGATGCCACTTGACGGTGTGGATTCTATGATAAAATCTCCAAATTTTTTAAATCCTGCAATATGGGTCAGGCTGCTCACTGGATTATTCCAGGTTTCATAGTCAATTGTAGATTTTAAAGAATACGCAAAGGATTGATAATAATTACTATCTTGGATTCTCTGAAATTCATTATCGAAAAACCCTCTTTCAGTATTCCAACCTTTTTTCACAATGGAGGATGAATTTGTGATATATTTTGAATTAAAGTTATAGATTTTACTGACAGTTCCAAGCGAAAGTGAATCTGCACCTAAAATTGATGCCCCAGGATATAAATCATCTGTTGAAGAGAGTGTTAAGAACTCATTCTCCTCATTCCAAAATTGAACGATACCTGAGAAATTATTTGAGGTAACAATTTCGTCTTTTAGAAAAGAGTTCTTGGTTAAATCAATTGTAAATTGTGGGAAGAATTTTTCTGGAACCACTGTTCCAGAAAAAACAGATGTATTAAATACGCCAGGGTATTCACCTGCGGTTAATTTGTCTGCCAGGCTATAAGTAATAGAGCCATTAGCCCCGCCAATGTTTGGGTTAATTTGTGTAATAGTGAATCTTGAATAATCATAAGATGAAGAGTTATATCCTTTGGCGCCAGGATCTGCAATAATTGCAACGTTTTCAATTAATACTTTATCCCCAACCGCAAAGGGGAAATCAGAAAGATTGCTATACCCTTGATACAAAAATACTGTTACATTTTTGGTAATAAAATTATATGCAATTGAATTTATTTGAATACCATTTGAATTATTTGTCGGAATAATTATGGGATAAACATTATTGATTCCCTTACTATTTTTAAATATTGTTACCTCGCTATCGCCCAGTTCATATCTGAGGTCTACGTCTGGAACCTTTTTTAATGCTAGCCCATCTAATAAAACTAAAGAAGGAGGAAAAATATAATTTTTACCTTGAGAGGCAATACCAACATGTTTTAGTGTTGCTTGGGGATTTACTTTGAGAACTAATGGGGTTTGGGTTAACGGACTCAAAGATAGATCTGCCGGATAATCATATCCTATATCATTTATTTTTACACTGTTTATTCTTCCGATTGAACTACTAACCACTTCAAGTATTGCATTGGAACCATTCTTTGTGGTAACTGAACTAATTCCAGGAAGAAACTGGTATCCACCTCCACCGGAAGTGACCGTAATTTTGTCAATGGGCCCTGTTGCATTACTGGAATTTGTGATGTACTTTACATTTCCATTATAGCTAGATTTTTCTGGAATATTTGGTATCGTGTAAGAAAATGCAGTGGTGCCCACGCCGCTAACCACATAGGACCCAGAATAATAACTCTCAGTAAAGTTAATTTTGTTGTAATTGTTATTATATTCTCTATCAGTATAAACTGCTTTGTCTGTTTTAGAAATTACGTTATAATATAACTCGTTCGGCAAATTGCCGTCATTCTTTAGTGTAACATTGGCCGTAGGGTCTATACCAATTTTTCCACTTTTGGTTAGGTTAAAATTGCTAGTTTCATATGTTGTGTAGAATTTATTGGAGAAATTGTCATCAGTAAAAATTTCAAAATCAAACGATGGGACAGTTTCAAAGCCGTTAAATTCCGAAAGAGAAGAATCAGATAAATCAAATATTACAGAATTACCGCCGATAACATCAATACTCGGATTGATTTCAGAGACCGCCCCCGGAGAATTACCATTCAATTCTACAAATTCATTAGATACTACTGCACCATAGTAAGATCTACTCAGGCCAATTTTATCTGAATTGATGACAATTGCATAATAAATTCCATTATTTTCTAGACCAATTGTTGGAGAATTTGAAGTATAAATTAACTTTTTGCCTGTATAATACCTATGATTTTTAACTGTGATAAAATTATCAACAACATCCATAGATGCAAAAGTTCTAGGATTTAGAAGAAGCCTATGAGTTTCTTTATTATATGAAACTTTGATAATTTGATCATCTTGCGGTTGCACATCTACGATAATTTGGTCATTGGGAGCCAAGCCTGAAACCGATTCAGTGAAAACTGAGACTAAATTTTTATCAACTTGGGCTCTAGTTGAATCGTAAGAAGTCAATAGGCTATGCTTATTCCCCGAGCCAGTGCTGTTATAGTAAAGAATTTTCGCGGCACTTGTAGTATTATAGCCGACATAATTTCCAGTGGAACCCACGCCAACTTTTTCAGTTGAAAGGCCAACAAAATCGCCGGAATATGCTACAACATATAAGATTGAACCATCGGCCAGGGGATAAGTTAATGGTCCGCTCGTTACACTAAATGGCGTGCCTCCATTGTTTTTATAGATTAACTTCTCTCCAGTTGTTAGGGCATGTTCAGGTATGTATATCGTTCTTGTAGGAACAAAAATACTCGTTGGCCCTACTCCTGGATTTGAAAAGAATATTGTAGTTCCAATACCAACACCTACAGATTCAGAGGGATTGAAGTAAATTTCTTTGTTAATAGCAGAATTTGTAAACCCATGCCCGCCAATGGGTATAAAGAATTTTCTGGGAAGCTCTACTATTTCTGTACCCGCAATATGAGAAGTTCCTAACGTTCCTGCGTATTGCCGCTCTACTAATAATCTTGAAGATTTCCTATCAACATTCAATACTTTTATCTTTTCATCTTTTATTTGTAGTATATCATTCTCTCTAATATTTGGATAATTTAGATTTCCATATAGGTTAAGATATGTTATATTTCCAGTAAAAAATGGGGCATCCAGGTTTGCATTTAATATAAACTTTTGGCCTTCAACCGAGACTCTAAAGACGTTTTGCAGCTGAGTCTGATTGTGATTTAAATTTGAAATGCCTACTACATCATTATTCTGAAACAAATGGGGCTCTTTACAGAATCCTATAATTCCATATTGCGCATTTGGAGTAAATTCAACATCATAATATGAGGTAGAAGCAACGCTAATTGCAGAAACATTTTTACCAGATAAAGACGACACTTCTGCTGCAGCATTTATACCACCCGAAATTCCGCTATTGAATAGTAACTTATCACCAATTTTATAATTATTCCCACCATCGTAGACAATAACACCCTCAACCGAACCAGGAAGTATGCTTGTTATTGTTGAGGTTTGTTCATATTGACTAAAGGGTTGAATGAGATATTTGTAGAAACTATTCTTGGAATTTAATGCAAACGGGGTTACATTTCTTAACCAACCGGTGGTATTTAAATTAATTAAATCTTGATTTGATGAGTAGATAAAATTAAAATCTATTACTTTTGAATGATATGTATTTCCTATAAAATATGGAAAAGTGGGTTTAAAATAATTAGCAAAAGCCCCAACAGTTTCATATGTATTTTTGGAAATCGTTGAAAAATACGCATATGTTCCGTTAGGAAACTCGGGAGTCACACAATATCGGCCATTATGCTCATCTAAATCGCCGGTATTTCTGAATTTGTAATCATCAACAAAAAATCCCTGGGGGTATAATGTTAGGTTCGGTCTGTTTTCATCTAATAAAAGTTGATATGAACTTTCTATACATTTTACGGCGCCTCCTGTTTGCGTTTCATATCCATATGGTCCGTAAATTGGATTTCCATCATATGCCCAACCTAAAATTGGAGAATGAGAATCTGAAACCCTTTCCGTTCCATTTACGAACTGTAAATCTGGTTGATATGTTAAATTGCCCGCAATATATTTCGTTGCCGATAAGATTTCCCTTAACTTTCTTGGGGCATATCCGTGAGTATATTGTAACCCGTAGTCTGAATTTATACTTTTTGTTATAATCCCATCATCATCTACAATTTTATTTGTATGAAATAGTCTTTCAACGTTATTAACGGTCCATCTTTTTATATTGGCCCCAATTTTGGCATCATATCCGGCAGGAGTTACAGTTAAGTAAGTATTTCTTGAATCGTAATCATAACCAGAATTAATAATTTTTACATCCTTTAACTCGCCATTTTCAATAATGGGAGTTAATCTTGCTCCCCTACCAGAACCCACCACTGTAATGTCTGGAGGTGAGTTATATCCAACGCCAGAATTGATTACTAATACTTGGGTTATCTTTCCACCATTTACAATTGCCTGCAGTTGTGCAGATTCGCCACTCTTGAAGTTAACTGTTGGCTGTCTATTATAATTTAAAATGTCTTCTTGGCCATATTTTTCCCCGCCATTTTCAACTAATACTGAAGTAATTTCACCACGGAAAATTGGCTGAATTTTGGCCGAAAAATAAGTGCCAATTCCAGAAATTCCATCAATATTTACAATGATGGGCTCATAGTTGAAATAATGTGTTCCATTACCAGAATTTGTAAGAGTTACAAATTGGCCAGTTTTAAAGTAATGATCGGGAACAGTTGGCGCAACTTCTGATAATTTAAAGCTGCTGTCATTTAGTGCTGTAACGTAGTAGCTTCTATTTGTGGTTAGTCCTGAAATTGGAATGTTAGTATAACCTTCATAAATGATCAGCTCACCACTCTTAAAGTTGTGTCCCTTCTTATTGATTATATTTGTTTCAATACTAATTCCTCTATAGTCAACGGAAACTTTACGATTTTTATAGCCTTCTCCGGGATCAACTACATTAACGGATGAAACCTTTGTTTTGGGTAGAGCTGAAACGATTCTATGGTTAGCTATTCCACTCGGAGTTAAGTTAATAGTGTTTATACCCGAAATTGCATCAGAATAATTTTTATGCAATTTGATACTCTGGGCATCAACATTAGATGTAAAATATTGAGAGTTTGTTGTCACTCCACTAACTTTAGTTAGCCCATCTGGTTTAAAGATTACCTTTTCAGCGTGGTTAAAGCCGTGAAAGGTGGTAAATCCGATGACATTATTGATAATTGAAGTAGCCTCAAAAATAGCAGAGTGTTCAAAAAGACTAATTTCAGCCCTGGCCCTGGCGTTTTTACCATTACCACCAGAAATAGTGATGGAAGGCTCGGAATTAAAATTAAGACCGGGGTTTAATATTCTAATTTCCTTTAAAGAACCGGTTACTTCACAGTTGACTAGAGCCCCAGATCCCGTTTCATCTGTAATCTCAATTAATGGTGGATTGATAACATCATAATCTGAACCGGGAGAAATGACAACAATAGAATCTATTGGCCCATAAAATACAGCATCTTGGGATTTATAGTTTAAAATTTCGACGCCATTATTCAAGATACCAGTATTCCCAACGGGTGTAGGTGTAGGCGATACTGTTGGAATTGGTTTTGCGATTTTCCGGAAAAGCTTTTGGTGGTTTAAAGTTTTACCCGAAAAATCATTATATGAAAGTGTGTTGTTTGTTACGGTTCCCCGAACACTAATGAAAACACCGGCCTTTAAATTTGTTCTACTTGTTGCCAATGAAAAGGAGTCTTTTGTGACTCTCTTGGTATAATAAATTCCTTTTGCAATTCCAAGATTGTTAGATGTATAATTATAAACTACCACATCGCCCGTATAGAATCCATGATTTGGATAGTTTATTACTGTTCCATCAAAAGTGCCATTTAAATTAATCCCCCGCGCATTAACTTCCAATGGTTCTTGAAAATAGCCCGGAATAGACGGCGCGGAAACGTAATAGTTTTCGGATGAATCTACATATACATTTTGAACATTCGTCTGATAATTGCCAACATCTGGAAAATCTGTGGTTAAAGCTCTCGCTATTTTCCTCTCAATATAATCAATATTTGAGAAAACTAGTTCACCTTGCCCCTGAACGATAAATGTATTGAAATTTATTTTAGAATAGATTGAGGTTTGCACACTCGCCCCATTTTTATAGAAAATTTTGATTATATCACCAACATTTAGGGAATTCACATCAATTGTTTTAAACTCATACTGGCTCGTCAGTGAGTCTAATAGTCGTATTGATTCTAAAATGTAGCAGTTCGGGATATTGTATAACCAATTTTTTGAGCGAATATTATTACTAAATTTTCCTAAAGATTTTGGCCTTATATTATCCCCCACATTTAATTGGTAAGCATTAAAGATTTCCTCAAAATCTCCAATAACACCAGTTATACGAACACTCACAATATCTGATGTATTCTGGCCGCTATAACCGTATGCAAAAGCATTTACCGCAACTGTATCGCCAGCATTTAGATCAAGTAGAATGCCGGAACAACCAAAAAATTGGTTTATAGATTTTGAGGTGTAGTTTATAATAGAATTATCACTCAATAACAAAGAACCCGAGTGTGGAAATCCAACTGTAGAATCTACATCTAAAGTCGTGGCACCAATGAGTGCTGAACTTGTCAGTTGAGTTTTAGGATGAACCGAAAATTCTCCAATTTCATTCGTATTTCGATTAAAATCATAATCTAGACTAATAATATAGTAAGTCTTACCACCACGATTTATTTTTTCTACTTTACTAATTGACCCTGTAGCTTTACTGTAATTCTCTGTTTCATCTTGAAATAAAGTTCTGTTCTCCAGAAGAGACGGGTCACCAAATATAGGCTCAACAACTAAATCTTTTGATACTCTATATTCGGCATCGGATGGTGTGAAAAGATATTCTCTTGGCTTTATTACTTTTACTGGTTCCCCATAAAGAGCCCCAAATAGTATCTCAAACGCCCGATCTGTACCCTTGGAGGCATAGAAATCTTTTGACCTTTGAATGAAAGTTGTTTGGTTTAATTCATCTGTAAATTCTCGTCCTTCAAAACCTGGAATGAGCTGTTTCTTTAGCTTTTCTAGGAATTTATTGAGGAAAAGAACGCTAAGATTTTCTACAATAGTATTGCGCAAATGGCCAGCGGATTCTGATGTTGAAAATTCTAAATCATAGTTCGATGCGCCACAAAATCCTCTTACACAATCAACAAAAGTCGTATCAGTTTTTGAATTATATGTAATAATTTCGGAATCAATCTTTAACAGACCATATGAATCTGGAAATCCTTTAGTTGAGGTTACTGTAATATCAGTATCGATAAATGAAATGTCTGTACCTAAGACTGTTGACTGTATATTGTTTGTTAGATTTTCTAATTTCGTATATTGATCAATATTGGGAATTAAATCAAACGGCCCTCCTTTATATTCACCAGAAACAAAATATTGCCGTATAAACTCCACCAATAGTGGCGATTCCTCTCTTAGAAAAGATGGAATTTGGCTTTCAACTACAGAGCTTATTTTAACTTTCATTTTTTATCGCGTTGATGTTCCATTTAGATAACTTGAAGATGTAATGAAGCTTGAACCCGATATATCACCACCTGAGGATATATCATCTGTAACCATATTTATCGTAGAATAATTGAGATCCATTTGGAGATATAAGTCTTGTAGTCCTATTACATCGTTTGATTTTGGAATTACTGAAATTTCAATGACATTATTTTTAACAGTTGATAAAATATTTATTGAACTTATTTTAATCTCTCCTGATGTGTAATCAATGGTCCCGACATTATTTCTGATTATAATGGGTGCATCTTTATTGGTGAATAGAAATAATGTACCGGTATATTCATCCGAGGGCCTATCTGATATGTAAACGGTGTCAGAAATTCCACTGACAGTAAATCCAGATGACTTTATGTTGTAACCATTGATATTTTTAATGTGAAATGAATTACCGAAACAAGTTTCATAATTCGCAAAAGTATTCAAAACTACTCTTACATCTCTTCTCAATTGAATTTTTGTTATATTTGAGGTTATAGAAGCATGGCTGTCATCAATCAGTTTTTGAAATCTGCTATACTTAAATCTAGCCCCAAAACTGTTCAGGTCATAAGATTTCGAATATTTTTGTATATTGTCCGTCACTATGCTCTTAACATAATCTGGTGATGGGGCAAGATTTGGATTGTAATATACGTTACTGAAGACTTCAATGAAAAGGTATTTAAGATCAATAATTTCGGGAACTATTCCGCTTACCGTGTAAAGCTTTAACTTTTTTTTGAGATTATCTTTAATGCTATTTGGAACGAAATTACCATAAAATGGTTTGATTGTGATGAACACTTTACCATATTGGGGCGGGGATAAAGTCTCACCACCATAAGCGGTTACACTTTCCGTTTCTGGATAAATTCGCGGAATGATTGATTCATAATCCTCAGACGTTACGCACCGTCCTTGAGCCGCATAGTTTTTAGGTGCGAGTTTTTTAATTGAATTAATAGATTCAATTTCCTTGCCGCCACTTGATGCAATGTTGGTAGTAATTACAGAAACACCAGATGACACAGATATGTTGTTATTATCTACAAGTCGCCCAATAAATGAAAAAGAAGATACCCCATTAGCATTAGACTCATTAGTAGTAACATATGAAACCTCAATATAATTCTGATTGTTTAGAGCAATCCCAAATATGCCATCTCCAAAAATAAGTTCATATCTTTGGTCTTCAACTTCTTGAATGAAAAATATCTTTGAGTTAGAATTTACATTAAAAAGATTATCCGCAACGGTAAACTTATTTGAGGTCGTTGTAGAGATACTATTCCTTACAGTTACTCTTATAGTTGAAGTATCAATTTTTGGATTATCTAAAATATATCTTTGTGGAGGTGCAGGATTCAAAGATTCAACGGTAAAGCTATTAATTACGAATGAGCCTTCAATAATCTCAATTGAATCAAAAAGAGCAATATCATTTACAACCGGTACGGTTATGTCGTTTGCAATAGAAAAGGTATAAGATTCGTTGCCAAATGCCAGAGATGAACAAACAAGGCCCTTTTTCAGTGTCAGTGAGATAGGTTTAGAGGAAAAAGAAGAAGTGTCAACGAAAAAAGAAATATTAGCCCGTGCTGCAGTAGAACTCCTCGGCAAGTAGCCGATTTCTCTGGCGGCGGAAACGACATTTTCTCTTAAAGTCGCACTATCAAGAAATGCCTCATTGGAAAGCATATTTCCAATAAAGGCATTTGTGTAGGTATTATATGCAAGAACGTCTATAATTACCGATAGATTTGAGCCTTCAAAATCATAATCAGTAAAGTTTGAATTGGACCTTAGATACTCTTTTAGAGCTATCCTAATTTGGTCATAATCTAATGTGGTGAAATTGACTATGGGTGATGTAGCCATTAACGTGTTGGTTGAAGAGCAAAGGTTAATTGTTGAGGCTGAGCATCAATTCCGATAATATCATATCTTATGACAACATCGTAGGCATTTTCATCATAATTAGGATTTACGTCAACAGATGATAATGATACTCTAGGCTCATAGTTTCTTATCGTATTATCAATTTCACTTTGAATATTAGAAGCAGTAGATTCGGTTAAGTTTTCAAATAGGCTTCTGGAAACACTACACCCAAGATTACTTTGAAAAAATCTCTCACCCTGTAGTGTATATACTAGATTACGAATAGAGCGAGATATTGCCGTTTCATTTTTTAGGACAATAAGATCGAATGTTAAAGGGCTAACCTTAAAGGAAGAAGAAATGTCTTTAAAAGATTGGCTTTTTCGCTCTACTGCCATTATTATAAAGTAATCATTATATCTATTTATTAGCCCAATAAAACTTTTTCTTTATCTTTAGTTTCACTGCGTTCAAATAACTCTGTTTCTTCTTCTAGAGAAGATTCCATGAATTCTTCACTGTCTACTTCTCGGATTAATTTTAGTTGTTCCATTGTAATGTCTATTGACTGATCCTATTTAGCTAAATAATGTTACATTGATGAACTAAAATGGAAAGCGTAGATTTTAAGGGTTTGTATGAATCTTATAGAAGTGTTTATACTGAAGAAGTAGAGGAGCTTGATGAGATGAAAGAGGGTTATACCGATCCAAAATTCAATAGAAAAGAATATTTAGCCAAACTCTCAAAACGGGGTGGCATGGGGATGGGCACGAAAGAAGATCCTCATGGTTATAGAGACCCTAAAATGGCTAAAGTTGGTGCAGAATTTGTAAAAAGGACAACTGCACGATCCAAGTCAAAAAAGTCTGGAGAGCCCGATGAATATAAAACTGAAAAGGAATCGCAATCAAAACTGAGATCTACCAATGAATCCACCGATCTATATGATCTAGTTCTAGAATATCTTCTTGATGAAGGTCTTTGTGAATCCGTTGAAAATGCTGAGATTATGATGGCTCATATGAGCGAGAGTTGGGTTGATGCCATTGTCGAAGAAAAGAAAGTTGTGATGAGCGTCACTTCACCTACCGGGAAGAATCGGAAACTAAATACAACTCGCGCAACGAGTCCAGCAAAAAATCTATCAGGTCAGGAGCGCCTTGCTGCCGCGAAAGATTTGAGGCAGAAAAATGTAGACAAACGTGCGTACCAAATTAGCGCAAAACTAAAACGTAGGCATGGACTTAGGAGTAGTGATTTAGATTGAGATTTTTAATTGTTGATTGCAACAAAAAGCCCCCGATTTGGGGGCTTTTTAATGTCAACCTTGCCCTCGATAACGCTTTCGGGCCTTATTTGAGCTAGTAGAAGCATATTTTGTATGCTTTCCATCGCCTTGTCTGGACTTCTTTGGTCTAGATTGAATGTCGCTTGAACTCTTTGTCTTTGCTGCCATGGTTGTTCTCCTAAACGTAATTAAAATCTACTTTGTCTTCGTCAATTTCGCCTTTATAGGCTTTTTCGGCTAATTCAACTAGTATAACAAGAGATTCCTCTTCGGATACCTGTTTGTGAATTACTTTACCGTCGTATAGAATGTTAATCATTTTTAAATTGCGAAAGTCTTTTCGTGGCCAACTCTAATTCGTGGATCTACCCACACCGGAATCCCTTTTTCTTTTGCGGTCAAGCAGAAGCCAACATCTTCACCGCAATAATCAACAATCTCACCATTATTAAAGGTCTGGAGCAACGGCGGCCACCAGGGATATTCCATACTCTCAAATACACCCTTTTGAACCATCAGCCAACCACCACCAACATAATCACAAGTAAATGGCTTCTTGCGCGATAGCATAGTTTCAATCTTTTCCATATTCATCATTCCTTTATTCTTGACAAATTCATCAGATTCTAACCAAAATGCACATGCGGTATGTTCGCGGTCTTCGGTTGAATACCAACCAGATGCAATAGCCCTAGTCTTAGATTGATCAATATGTTGATGTAATCCTAGTAGTTTACCTTCATCATCTCGCACCTCATCATATGTAACCGCCTCATCTGGTAGAGCAAGATCACACAATTGCCAAAAATTCTCTGGAGTGAATGCAATATCGCTATCAATCCACATTTGATAATCATATTCTATTTGGCCCTGCCAGGGAACCTGATGTGGACCAGCGAGTACATTAGCCCCGAGAACCTTACAACGGGCAAAATTTACCATACTGCTATAATCTTGTTGAATATGCAATTGCATATTATTCTGGGCAATTTGAAAACACAACTGCACGAAATTTTTTAGAAAGTTATAAGAGCAACCTCTTCCAGGTAGACATAAAACTATAGATTTACCCTGCATCTTTTGCTTGATTTTATTATAATCCCATTCAGGCTCAGCAACTGTTGGTTGCCTCTCCTTAATTTGAAACCCCTTTGCCATATTGTTTGCTTTTGCAATAATGCGTCCTATATAGGTGCTCTTCAAACATAAATAATTTGAAGAACGTAGAGTAAATGAATGTCTATTGATACTGCCGAACTGAAGAAGCTCATTGCAAAGAAGTCCGCTAAATTGAGTAAACCACCAGCTCACGGAAAGACAAATAGAACCCAAACAGATGAGGCTGAAAGAGAATTTAAGAGTGAACGTGATAAGTTAATGAAAGAATACAAAGAAATCGTTGCAGATATTTTATTCAATGAGGGTTTTGTTGATTCTCAGGAATCTTTGAATGTGATTCTTAATGTTATGAGCGAGAGTTTTATTGAAAACTTAGCCAGGAATTCTAAATGAAAACTTTTGATGAATTTATCAATGAAGCTAAGCACGGAGCGAGTAGTTCAAGAGAAAGAAGGCAACAAAGGGGTGAAAATCTTTCAAAAATTCTAAAGAGAAGAATGGGGACTAGGGCCAAAATCCGGGGTGGAAGTGATGAACATATTCACACAACTTCTGATCCAGATGATGTCTCAATAGAGATTAGAAAATATAAAAATCCCGCGCATTATGCGGCAGGAGAAACTCCAAAAGTCAATACTATTAATGGTAAAAACGTAGTCGTTAAAAATTCGGAAAGAGCATTTAGGGCAAATCAACTAAGAAAGCAAGTAACCAAGAATCGTAGAAACCCAAAGGGCGCAGTATTTACCACTGATATTGTTCCAAATTTAGAAAGAGGTCACGGGGATTTTGAGAATATCAAAAAGAGAACTCAAAATCTCAAAAAGGCTGTTGAAAATGTTCCAAGAGAAATTAAAAAGGCCGGGGCAAAGTCTGGTGATGTTGTTATTGGAAAACCCGGTCAAACTCAAAGTGGTGGTCCAGAAAAAGCCGGAAGAAATTCCAGAGCTAAGTTATATAAAAAGCTACTTCCCAATGCCAGTAAAATGAGCCCCGTTACAAATCGTATGATGGGTAAAGTAGAATGAAAACATTTGAAGAATTTTTGTTTGAGGCAAATCAACCAAAACCCGATGCCTTAAAAACTATCAGCAAAAACTGGGAAAGAAGACCAAATTATAAGGGAGTCAACGTATATGCAACTCAAAATAAAGATCATATAAGAGTTCACGACTTATTTGTGTCGTCTCATTTGAGGGGCAAAGGTGTTGGTGGTAGAGTGATGAAAGGAGTAACGAGATTAGCAGATAAACAGGGCTCTAAAGTCTCTTTAAATCAGGCCCCAGCCCCCGGTTATAAGAAAAAGTTGGACACATTTTATAAGAATTTTGGTTTTAAGTCTAATAAGGGGAGAAACAAAGACTTTACCACAAGAGATACACATATCAGGCAACCAAAAGATAAATAAAATAAAAAAGATGCAACCAAACAAGACATTTGAAGAATTTCTTTCTGAGGCCATTGCAGCCACTAGGGCTACAACTAGAGGCAGAAAAATTCCAGGTGCGGCTCAGAAAATAACTGCTCAAGATGACCGCAGAGAAGAAGCCCGAGCACGCCAACGCGAAAGAGAGGCTCAAAGGCAGAGAGATATTGAATATGCACAAGAGAGAAGAGCAAATCCAGAACTTATTAAAAAAGAAGCAAGAAAAAGAACCCTTCCCAGTAGAATGGAAAGAGCCGCACAAAGGTTGGGACTATGAAATCTTTTAATCAGTTTATAAACGAGGCACCTAAAAAATTACGTTTTACTAGGCTGTATCACGGAACATCTCCAGAATCTGCTGAGAAAATTAAAAAGCATGGATTTAAGTCACCAGAGGTTTATACTTCAACATCAAGAGGAATTGCATCGGGATTTGGGGCAAGATATAGCGAAAAGCCGAAGACTTTAGAACTCTTGGTTCCAACTAAAAGTATTAAGCCGAATGTTCCGGCAAAAGCCGTTAAAACTGATGGACAGAGAGGAACTGATATTTGGGGAAAAGATCACTTTTCAGTTGCAATGGATAGAGATTATGCCACAAAGAAAAGAGTGAAAGATTCATCTGGGATTGTTAGGGCGCCCAAAACGGAAAAGGAATTTCATCATTTATTGCCAAAGGCTTTTCAGAGGAAAACCAAAACTCAACCAAAACGAAAATAGTATAAATTAAGACCGGGATAAATAGACTTAGTAAGTAATTTGTGAAATGGACATTAGAGAACTTTCTAATTTGTATGAATCTTATGCGTCCATTTACGAGATGAAATCTACTGGTAATCTAGGGTGTCAAGATAAAGAAACTGATATGCGCGAGCAAGTCTTAGATTATCTTGTAAATGAAGGCTACGTTGATTCTTATGAGTCGGCTGAATGTGTTTTAGAGGTTATGAGTGACGAATGGTTGGAAAGTATTGTTGAGGCAAAGAAAGATGAAGTTAAGCGTCCGGTAGAATGAAAAATCGCGGATATTGGTGCTAATAAAAAGGAATACAATATGAAAACTTCTAAAGACTAAATTGTAAAAGACTGCAATATTAACAATAAGGCGAAATAACCTGAATATTGCTAAAATTACGGTTCTTTATGCCATGGTTTTTATATCTATCTTCCGCCGAACCATAACGTTTAAATGCCTCTAAAGGACTTTCTCCGTTTTCAATATCAACAGAATGTCCTGTAGTTCCGCCATCACTGTAAAGATCGTCAGCCTGTTGCCAGGCCACTAGCTCATCGACAAGCTCAGCACACAAGGCGCGAAAGTTGGTGGTCATAAAGTTTCAGGTTTGTATGTGTGTATCATATCACAAAACCCCTCGTCGTCAATGCGGGTTGTGTCGGTTCTTAAAGTGTCTCTTCGTCTTTGATTTCTTGAATAACTTCTCTTATTAATCTTTTAATTCTTCTATCTTCTAGTATTCTATCAAGTTTTCTTTTTTGCTCTTTAAATTTTCGGTTTCCTTCTCTGATTTTTTCAGTCTCTTCTCTGATTTTTATGTTTTCCTGTCTTATCCTTTCGGTATCTTGTATGAGGGGTTCTAGCCAGTCCATAATTAATTTTTTATCAACACCTATAGAGTCCACTACCACCATGAATATTATTCAACATGGTCTGTTGTTTTGGTTGTCCTGCTTGTGGGTCAATGTCGTGAACAAAGACCAGTGCATGATGTCTCTGAATGATTTCTACCTGCTCACCAGTAAGAGCATTTCCTGGTTTTGCTGATGCCTGGTCAATTTCAAAATAACCCTGTAACCAATAGCAAAATTCTGTTGCTTTCATAGTTTTACCTCGTAAACTCCAAGTTCTTTATTAAGATGTTCTTTTTTCCATTTTTCAAATTCTTCTGGATTTGTAAGTTCCATTAAGTAATTTGCATATTCGTGTTTCATAATTTCTTCTACCTCTTTCTCGGCATCAATATTATGAAACTTTTTGAGAGTCTCGATTGCATATGGAGTAATTGTTGTTGAATTTTTAATTCTCCATTCTTCAAAATTTAATGGTTCAGTCATAATTGTTTGGGTATTTGTGAGTTTTATATCGGTCAGTTGAGGGAGTGTCCTCTTAGTTTAGTTTTGAATAATCAACTACCATATTCCATAAGGAGTAGTGCCAGAGAAACAGTCCAGGTCAATTCGGCTTCCGTGAAAACTATTATCCCTAGTTGTCAGGTCTGTTGAAGTTTGGCCGATGTATATACAAGGTAAATACAAGTCCGAGCCAGCCTAATAATACACTTGTGGTGGAGAGAAAACTTACTAGGGCATGGACTCCGAAAGCTATCGCTAAGCAAGAAACTAGGCAGTGTATGGCGAAGACTGCTGCTAGTATTAAGGTTGGTGTGTTATCACGGTAGTTTCGAATTACCAGATTACAGCTACGAAAAAACTTGCACATTAGGGTTTCGGTACGAACAAAAATCCTTTTCCTTCGCGATCTGCGGCTACTACCAGCACAAGGGTATCAATTGCGGCTCTAATTACCTCCTCTTTCGGTACTTTCATGCTTGCTGATAGCTCTTCTATGCGATCAACAAAATCGCTACTGGCATTAAATTGAATCCGTTTTATTGTCATAGCTTAAACATATCGGGAAACTCTTCTGGGTTCAACTCTACTACATTGCAACTGGAAACACCTTCTGGTTCCCCCAATGCAAACTCATCGTAAAGAAAGTTGGCTATGTGCTCCGTAAAATAATCACAGAAAGAATTGGGCGTACTTAATTCATTACAATCGTCAATAGCTATATTAAACCCAACATAAAAAGTAACCTTATAACATCTCATATCTTTACGAGATGTTATATGGGTTTCAATGTCTGTTTGAAGTTGTTGCAGCTCTGCAAAGGAGAGTTTATTTAAATCAATTTTCATCGTGAGTGGTCTCAGTATAATTTAAGGCATTAATGGTCCTATAGTAAATAATTCTCTCAAATGCTTCACCGAGACTATGTTCTGCACCCTCGTAAACATCCACGCCGGCTGGGCCAACAACCAATGACCATACATACTGATCATTTTCAGGTCTGTACCATATTTCAATGTTCATTTAATTCCGGCCATGTATGGCCCAAAAGGTCAATTGAAAGCCCAACTTTCCAAAAATAACAGAAGAAGCTAAGAATTTGATTTCCACCCATGCTTATCTGCCAATAGGGCCAGAGCGCGGGGTTAGTATCATAACCAAAAGAAATTTGAACCAAAGTTCCCCGA